TCACGACTTCGGTGCACCCTCGAGATGTTCGGGTTCCTGGCCGGTGTAGTCACGCCACGACCAGGTCGGGTCGTACATGAACCGGCGGCGGTTGTCGCCGGCGTCGGCGTACGGGTCGTCTTCCGGAACGTCGAACTTGGGTGTCGTCTTCGCGGATGCCATCGCGGCCACGGTGCGCCACCCGCGCCCACCCCGTGAAGGGTGGGCTGTTCTATCTGGCGGCGGCGACCACCGGCCGCCGGTTGTACTGCGGCCGCGACGCCATCGCCACGGCCCACACCAGACAGCGGGCGAGCTCGATCGACCCGCTCGAGTGGGCGGTTGACAGTCCGGCCGACATGGTGGCGACGGCCCGGCCGACGTGCTCGTCGAGCAGGGTGGACGACGGGTGAGCGACGTTGCCCGCCGCGATCATCGACCGTACGAGCGGCACCGACCGGGCGAGTTCTTTCATTCCGACGAGCGACGTTTTGCGGTTCAACCCGGGTGGGAGATGCGGTTGCAAGGTCGGCGAGATCGCCACCTGGTCCACCTCGCCGTACACGCGGTCGAGCTCCGACCACAGGACGTCCTCGTATTCGGTGACGACGGCGGGCTGGACGTAGCAGATCCCGTCGTGGAGCCAGGCGCGCACCGCGTAGAACCGGTCGCCGCCCTGCGCAACTTCGGCGGCGATGACACCGCCGGCCGGGACGGGCAGCGACCGGGTGAGGCAGCGGTCCCATTGTCCGGCCGGTAGCCAGCCTTGCGCGGCCGACGTCCAGATATTGAGACTGGCGCGGAGGAACGCGCGGCGGTCCGGGCCGTCGTATTCGGCGGCCAACGTTTCGCGGGTCAACGTGACACCGAGACACGGATTGGCCCACGCCCACCATTGCGGGTCGGACCAGTCGACCGCGGGCGGCGGTGACCATTCGAGCATGCACAATGTCGACGGCCGGCCTTCCTCGATGATCGCCAGTCCGCGTTCACGCCACTGGCGGAGTACGACGGATTCGTCGTCGCCGGCCGTCGACGCCATCAACAGCAACGGTTGCGGCCGGGCGCGCATCGCCGGGATGACACCTTCGTTCAACGCTTCCGGTTTTATCCGCCAGCTCTCGTCGGCCACGACGAGATCGAACGACCAGCCGTGCCCGGCGTTCACCGAATTGCTGAGTACGACGAGCTGCGATCCGTTGTCGAGCTCCAATCGTTGCCGGCCGAACGAGAACGACACGGCCGCGGTGCGCGCCTCGAGCAGGCGGGACAGAAACGCGAACGCCCGTTCCGTCAACTTGAGATCGTGGGACATCCATCCGACGGTTTGCGGTCCGACGGCGTCGGCCCGGTCGGTCAACCAGTAGCCCACCAACGCCTCGAACGCCGTCGTTTTCGAGTTCTGCCGGGCGACCGACACCAGACCCTGCCGGTGTACGAGCCGGCCGGCCCGATCCGTCGCCAACAGGCGGTCGAACGCCAACGCGTTCCACGCCATCGGTTTGAACGGCATGTTGCGCCGCGCCCAACGCGTCACATCCGGCCCGAACGTGCCCACCCCGTGAGCCGGTGTCGACAGTCTCGGTTCGAGCCGGCCACGTTTCGGGATCGCCGCCACCAGCCCGCCCGATCCGTTTCGGCCGCCCGGATTTTTGGGAGATATCGCGAAATGAATCGGGGGATTCTCACGATCGGACGAATCCAAAAAACTCTTGCGTTCACGCGCGCGCGCCGCGTTTCGCGCCACAGATTTCGCGTCGCGTTCACCGCGGCTCGAGTTACACGGCCCGCACGCCGGCCGCAGATTCGTTAGCGAGTTATCTCCACCGCGGGTCACACTCACGATGTGATCCGCGGTGGTCGCCACCCCGGTACACAACGGGCCACGGATCGAACAGGCCGGATGGTCGGCGAGCACGGCGAGCCGGTTGCGTCGGTACTCCGCTGTCCGGTACGCCGGATCGTTCCGGGTGCTAGGCACTATCAGGCCATAACCCTAGCTGCGCGGTTTCGAACGGCCACGGGTAGCGGTGATGGTCCGTGACCGGCGGGTGACGGTTACCTCGCCGGGTGTTCTCTTGCACGGTCACCGCCTCGAGGTGGCTGGGGTTAACACACGTCTTGATCTGGCAGAGATGGTCGAGCACGTACCCGGCGGGTAACGGACCATTGAAGTGTTCCCAGGCATAGAGGTGCGTCGGTATCTTGATCTCGCGACCGAGCCGGTATTCGCTGCGGATTCGGCCGTAACCGTTGTGCTTCTGTCCCATCCACAGCCAGCACGTATCCGTGTAGCGAACATGCCGCCAGAATCGGGCGCTCAAGGGTTCCCATTGACGTGGCATCCGTAGAGGAATGCTAAACGGCTGAGTAACCTCCGCTCATGTCTAACGAAGAACCAGAGGTCGAGCTCAACCCGGAGGACGGGACACCGGAAGAAGAAGCGGGCGAAGAGGAACCGGCCGGTGAGTGACGCTCAAGGGTGGATCCTGATCGTCGAGGTCGGGGTCATCGCTCTCGGTGCGCTGCTTGGCATTCTGCGGCGGACGTGAAGATCACCACCCGCGCCGGCTGGCAGGATCCGGCGGTGCCGGTGTCCGGGCCGGAGTCGACACCGTTCGAATGGCAATGGAACACGTTGCACTGGCCGGGTGGTAACTGTGGCAGCGATCCGCCGTCGGTCCTGCGGTCTATGCAGGCGTCATGGATGAACAGCAAGGGGTACAGCCTCGGTTACAACTTCGCGGTATGGCCGGACGGATCCGGGTGGGAGATCCGAGGGTGGGATATCCGATGCGCGGCGAACGGTGACCAGACCGTCAACCGGCCCGGCGTCGCCATCCTCCTCGCCGTACCGAACGTCGACACCGCACCGACCGACGCGATGATCGCCACCGTGCGCGAGATCGTCGGCGCCACCCGTTCGATGGTCAGTCAGACGTTGATCGTGAACGCCCACCGCGACGTCCGCCCGGAACCGACCCAGTGTTGCGGTGAGGTGATCGTCGGAATGATCGCCGCCGGTGTATTCGAACCGGCCGGCGCGCCGGTCGAGCTCGAGGGAGACGAAATGATTTTCAGGACTACGGGGACCGGCGACGCGATCTACGCGCAAGGGTCGAACATGGATTGCCGGCACGTCACCTCGTTCGAGGGTGCCGTCGCCGCCGCCGCCAATCCCGGCTGGGCCGACGGCGCGCCCACACTGGACCTACCGGCGGACGTCACCGCGTGGCTAGCCAGCCTTTAAACCCGGATCGGCCGCTATCACCATAGGCGGAGCCCTCTTTTTCCGGTCCTACGCCAACGTAGAGCCCGTTTTCGGGGCGGTCGAGCTCTGCCACGCCTTATGAGCGTCACGTAGGGCGGGGAGCTCGCTCTGTAGCACCTGCTCGAGCTGGTCGGTTCGTTTGGCTGTCGCGGTCGACACCCAGCCGGCGAGATCGTCGGCGGATGCGCCGTCGGCCGCGGCGCGTTGCCGGACACCGTCAACCTGCTGTGCCGTCAACTTCTTGCTGTCAGTCACGCTCCGAACGGTCGAGCTCGACGGTGCGCGGGCGGTTTCGGCGTCGTCGTCGGCGTCCGCCGCGATATTGCACAGCAGCGAGAGCAGGTAGCGGCGGCAGTAGGTGAGCGCGGAGCCGATCGCTTGCGGGTCACGGGCGGGGAGCTCGACGGTTAGCGCCGATTCGGCCCACTGGTCACCGCGGCGGAAACGCATGGTGACAGTGATCCCGGTGTCGGTGTCGACGGTCGTCGTCCAGATCGCGATTCCTTCGTCGGCGAGTGGGCCGCGTACGGCGTCGATGACATCGGCGAGTGACGGGTACCGGTTCCCGAAACGCGGGTTGGTCTGGCGGGCCGTCGGATGCGACATTTTGGATTGGGCGCGGGCGAGTGCTTCGGCGAAGTCTGAGACGTTCTCCGATTCGTACACACCGGTCGCCATGACCGCTAACGGTATCCACACGGTGTGGGGATAGATAACAGGGACAGACCCTCCCACGGCCAAAACCGCCGCCCGTTTTTAGAACGGGCTACCCGTGGATGAAACCCGGAGAACACTGACGGCGGCCGGGGGACAGTGAAGGACAGTGAAGGACAGTTTCCGGGCGCGCCGAAACCAACATCCTGCTCGAGCTCGATTCGTCGGGATCACCCACTGGCCGGGTGTGACGTCCCGGCCGGCTACGGCGCGCGGGCCGCTTTCTGCGCCATACGGAACGCGCGGGCCGCCGTCGGGGAGATCGGCCGATCCGCCGGCGGGTCACGATGCACGATCGGCACCGCTACGACCGCCGGCGGCGACGGCCGCGGCCAGCCCGGTGTCGTTCCGACCGGACCCGCCTCCGGTTCGGTGACCACCCGCGCCGTGTCCGGCGGATCGAGCGTCTCATACGTCGACGACAGACCGACCCACCGGCCGTCCGGCAGATGGCGGCGACGCTGCCGTTTCCCGATCAACCCTTTCGCCGCCAACGCCGTCGTCGCCGCCGTGATCGTACGAACCGCATAACCCGTGTACTTCGCCAGGGTCGAACGTTTCCGGTTCACCGCCACCGCGTCCCGGTTCGACTGATTCAACAACTCCCCATAAACCAGATACTCGAGCCGCGACACCCGCCCGCCGGACAACATCGCCCGGATCGCGTCACGGCGCGCCAGACGGACATTCACATCGTGAGTGTTACCGAGATCACGGTTCACCCGGTGACGATCACGACGCGCCGAGCTCATGCCCGCGAACCGTCGTTAGGGGGCAGGGTCCAAGTGAAGTCACCGCGGCAACGCGGACACGTCATCGCCTTCGGTCCGCTCTTGCCGATACTCAATGCCGAGGGTTCGTAGCCGCAGTCTCCGCATCGCCAGGCCGTGCGCTTCATGGCGCAGAACCGTCGTTAGGGGATACCCCTTCGGCGACCAGTCGGCGCGCCGTGCCGCCTGCTACGGCGGCCAGTCTGGCGATGCCTTCATCGGCGATGGGACCGGCACCGAGGAGGATGGACGAGAAGTTGACATTCGGCAGCGCCGTGCCGTGCCCGTTCACATATTCGATCCGTCGCGGTGACACGTACAGGCTCGTTGCCGCTTGCGTCGCGGCGTACGGGCCACGCGTCGACATGTCGGAGCGGAGCAGGATGCAACCGTTGCCATGCTTGGCCCACCGGTAGCACCACGCGAGCGGCGCGCTGTAGGGCGGATTGCACCATACGGTGCCGTGCCACGGTAGCGAGAGGCCATCCTCGTCGATGGTGTACGACTGTCGGGCCGGTATCCATGCGAGCGGTTCGACGGGTGCGGACACGTCGAGATCGAAGGTGATCCCGAGCCCGTCGAATATCCACGGCGGCGTGTACCAGTGGTCGGTGTCGAGCACGTCGCCGATGGCGAACAGGCGCGCCGAGGGTGCCCCATAATCGGCGGTCGGGGTCACCGCCACGCCGCCCATCCCTGCACCCGTAGAACGTGACGCGCGCACCGCAGATTCGCCGGCCCGTTGAACAACGCCGCCCGTGACACGTGACAGTGGGCCGCCCACATCGGCATGATCTGCAACAACCCGGACGCACCCGAACGGTTCCGGGCGCCCGGCCGACACCGCGACTCGCGCCACATGATCCGCGCCACGGTCGGCCACTGGCTCGACGTGAACCCGACAGCGATAGCGGTCGACCGCCACTGTCCGCACGGACCGGTCGCCGCGGACGCCGGCTGGTCACACGTCGCCAAAACGGCAACAGTGACGGCCAGGACCACGGCGACGACAGCGGCGCGGAACATCACGGGCGACGGTCCGTTTCCGCGATGAGGGCGAGCCGGAACCGGACCAGCACCGCGGCCCGCTCGAGTCCTTCACGAACGCCGGCCTTCCACGGTGAACCGTCGTCCCACACATCGGCCGCGGCTTCGTCCAACGCCAGGATCAGGTCGTAGAGGACGGTTTTGGCGCCCAACGCCTCGAACGCGTTTTCGGTGTCGGGGTTCACCGGCGGCGATCCTGCGGCGAAGAACATCTACTTCTGAACCACTTATCGAACTCATCCATGTCGATCACCCAACGCGAGTACGCACCGGCCGGTTGGTGGTACGGCATCCCGGCGGTGCGTCCCCAGTTGCGGATCGTGTCGGGATGTTTGTGGACGGCGCGGGCCAGCTCGTGGACACCGACAAGCTTCGGTGATCCCAAATTCTGAGAGGATCTGAGGCGATCTGAGCGGGTAGGCATAGATGGGTACCATACTGGCCCCTATGACTGCAGTGGTAGATGAGTACGTGTTGGCCATGGAACGGCGGTTCCTGGCCCCCGGGACGATCTACGCCCGTAGCGGTGAGGTCCGGCGATGGTTGAGCGTTTGTCCGGGTTGGGTGACGGCGGACACTGAGGCTATCGAGCGTTTCCTTGACGGTCGACCCCTCGGCGCGCGGGCGCGGTATACGGCGATCTCGCATCTGCACCGGTTCTACGTGTGGGCCATCCGTAACGGCCACACCACCACTGATCCGACTGTCGCGATCGACCGGCCGCGCCTGCCGCACCACTTACCCCGGCCCGCCCGGCTGGGTGACGTCGAGCTCGTGATCGCCGGCGCACCGGACCGGCTGGCGACGGTGATGTTGTTGATGGTCGACGCCGGTCTGCGCTGTTGCGAAGCGGCCCGCCTCGAGTGGCCGGACATCGACCTGGACGGCGGAGTGATCGTCGTGCGCGGCAAGGGCGACCGGGACCGCATGATCGGGTTAACCCCGCGGCTCGCCGCGAATCTCGCCGCCTACGACGAGGTCGACGGCCCGGTGTACGGCCGACACATCACCGCCGGCCGCCTGTCGAAGGCCGTGAACCGGCAGCTCCGCGCGTCCGGCGTGAACGTCACCGCCCACCGGCTACGCCACACCTTCGCCACCCGCGCTTACCGGCTGCTCGAGGGTGACCTACTCGCGTTGGCGCAGCTACTCGGCCACGCCAGCGTCCTGAACACCCAGATCTACGCCCAGGTAGACACCGCCGCGGCGGCGGCCGCTATCCGCCGTCTCTGACCCGAACGCCTGTTCGGGGGCTAGAAGTATCTATTTCTCGCCATCGCCGTCGCGTTCCCGGCGGAGGTACTCGAGGACGTAGCGGGTGACCCGGATCGTCGCCACCACCCCGGCGACCGCGCCCAGTACGAACGCGGCGGCGACCGCGACGTCAGCCCAAGTCACGGGCCCGGCAGATTTGCCTGCACCGCGGAGAGGATCATCCCGTCGGTGATCACCGCCTCGTCACCGCCGGGGTCCGGGTTGTCGCCGGCGACCGCCGACGCGTAGGCGGCTTCGATATCGGCGGCCGACGACACCGGCCACCGCAACGCGTACACCGCAGAATCCGGATCGGTCGCGCCTTCCTGGGCGGCGCACGCCGTGACCCGACCCAGAAACGAGCGGTCATTGGCGCACCGGTTGATAGTCGAATACGACACGGAAACCTCCTAGTTCGCGACGACAACCATGTTGGCGACGGCGTTGACGTACTGGGCGACGACCGTGGTGTTCGTCCGGATCTTGAATCCCGATTCGGCGCCGGCGGTCCCCAGCCAGGTAGCGGCGACCCCGGCGACGCCGTAGACGCCGGTCGGTGCGGACAGGTGGGTGACGGTGTAGATCACCGAGCTGTCCGACAGTTTGACGAGATCGATCTGGGCGCCGACAGTCGACGCGGCGAACCCGAAATAGACGGTCCCCGACACCGAGATCGTCACCGGCGCCGTCGGGGTGTAGTTGCCGAACAGGACGTCACGGGCGCCGCCGGCTACGGAGAGTTCCGGTTGGCTGAACATGGCGGCGTAGACGACGCCGCCTCGAGCGGCGCGCCATGCCGTCCCGTTCGACAGCCACTCGGTTCCGGTGTCCAACGTGACACACACCGCGCCGGCGCCGGCGGTCGCCGCCGGCCACTGGCTGTCGCGGGCGGCGACCGTGGCGAATCGTTGCATGATCCGGTTCGTCACCTCTTGCGACCATGCCGACGCGATCGGTGAGCCGGGTGTCGGGGTGTCGGTGATTTCACCGATGCGGATCGGTGGGACGGATGCGAGCGGCGTCGGTGCCGGTGTAGCGGCGCGCGCCTCGAGTCTCGCCAGTCGCGCCTCGAGTTCCTGCAAGGTAGCCACGTCACACCCCTTCTAGTAGGTCCAGGTCGGGGTCGGGTCGTCCCACGGGTACTGGACGTTGTCCCACACCGCCGGCGTCGTATAGGTGACGGCGCGCGACGTCGCGAACGACATGACCCACCCGTCCGGTGTCACCGTATGAGTCAACGCGGCGAGCACCACCGTGACGTCGATGCGCGCCGGCCCGGACGCCGTTTTGACGTCGTGCACGAACCGCAACCGGTCCCCGCGTCGCCAGTCCACGACCGCCCATAGGTTCGTCTGGCGCGGGTCGAGCAGATAGACCGACGCCTCGTCGACCGCCAGTCGTGCCTGTCCCTGTTGGGCGAGCAGAAACGCGGCGAGAGTGTCACCTTCGGCTTGTGTCGTCCACTGCTGATCGGTGAACGACTGCACGTACTGGGCGCCGTACAACGACAGCGGTGCTTGCGCGTGGAGTTCGGCGACGTTCGTCAAGACGACGGCGTCGGCCAACCCGAAATCGTTCGTCGACAGCACCGGATCCCATACGACCACCGGCGCCGTGCACACGTTGTCGGAGAACACCGGCACCGCCGTCTGATCGGTCCGCCCGGCACGCCATCCCCGATCGGTCGTGACGAGCGTCCCGTCGGCGTCGACATAGACCAGCCCACCATCGGACGAGACGACGGTCTGGATTTCTTCGAGCGGTGCCCGGTCCGACGGCTGGACGGTGAGCGCGACCGTCCCGGTAGCGGTCCGCGTCGGAATCGTCGAGCGGCCCGCCGCGGCCAGCACGGCGGCGGTGCGCGGGCCGGGACGGTCACCGGCGGTGCCGGCGGTGAACTGTCCGATCGGCTGGGCGAGATCGGAGAACACGTCGAACGCCTCGAGCTCGACGGTGTCGTCGCCGCGTTCATCCCACCTCGCGATCGTGCCGGAGAACAGCCACCAGTCCCCGGACGCGTTGTGAGCCCACACGTTCACCGTCTGCCCGGGCCCGAAATCGCCGGGTGTCCCGTCCGCGTTCCACTGCGACCACTGCCCGGTGCGGTTGTCGAGCTGGCATACGAACCGCGCCGCCGGTATCGCACCCTGTTCGTCCGGTGCGCCGTGCTCGAGCTCGAAACCGGACCACTCACACGTCGCGTCTGTCCACGCCGGCCGGGTACCGGCGGCATCCCACACGTACTGGGCGCCGGGCGCGTCGTACACGGCGAAACCGTCGTAGGTGTACGGCGGCGTCGGCCGCGACGCGATCGCGATGACCGGGCGTACCGGCCACCCGGCGAGCACCGGCACCGTATCCAACGCGACGGCCGGTAACGGTCGATCAGCGACGCGCAAAATGCACCACCGGTGATCCGTAGCGGCGGCCGTTACGGCGAGTCTGCCCGGCGATCTGGCGGACCACGTCGACACCGTTCGACCCGCGCGGCATGTTCACATTGACGACGGTGCTCGAGCTCGCCGCCGGTGCCATCTGCGGGACCGGTACACCCTGCGGGCCGACCCGCGCGCCGTACCCGGCGCCACCCTTCGCGACGATCTCCAGGTTGATCTTGTTATTGCGACGCAGCACCTCGATCTGATCCTCGACGGCGTCGAGTTCGCCCTTGTCGACCTTGGCGACGAGCGTCGTCGTCTGATTGAGTGACAGGCCTAGCTGTTCGCCGAGGTCGATCACCTTCTGTTTGCTGTCATTGATTGTGTGCTGGTAGTCGCGTTGTTTCTGGTCGGCGTCCGCCGCGCCGTCGGCGGTCGCTTTCATGGCGTCGACCCCGGCCGTTTTCACCTTGGCGAACGCATCCTCGAGCGACAGGACGGCGTCGTCGAGGGTGAGCCCGCCGCGGAGATCGGACCAGGAACGTTTCATGGCGGCGACGTCGGCGTCGACGGCGTCGGCGAGTTCTTTGTGTTTGCGTTCCGCCGACGCCGCGTCGGCCTCGACGGCGGCACCGGCGAAATCGAAATCTTTCGCCCACTGTCCGGCGGCGTCGCCGGCGTGCTCGAGCGAAGTAGCCATCACCTCGATCGGTTTCGGGTCGTGGGAATCCAACATCTTTTTCATGTTGGGCGGCCACAATTCCAACGCCGCGTTGATCGGGTCGAGCAGATGACCGAAATGTTCGAGGAACGGGATCGTCCCCGTCGGCAACGCGTCGGCCACCGCGGTGAACGCACCGGCGACCGCGGTGATCTGGTCCACGAAATCGACGAGGACCGGTATCGCCACCCGGCCCACCTCGAGCTCGAAATCTCCGAGCGAGTCGTGGAGATCGTCCATCGCCAGCCGATAGTTTTTTGCTTCGCGTACCTTGGCGTCGTCGAACAGTTGTGCTTTCGACACGTCGTCGAACGACGACTTGATCGATTTCGAACCTTCGTCGATCAACGGGATCAGCTCTTGGTAGGACTTCCCGAACGCCGCGGTACCCAACGCCGCCTTTTTCGCCGGGTCGGTCGTCGCGTTGTAGGCGTCGACCGCGTTCAACGTCGTCTGGGTCAGGTCGACGGTCCCGTCGGACGCGTAGGCGACCTGGACGCCGTAGTCCTTCAACGCGTCGGCGTTACCACCCAACGTCTTACCGATCTTGCCGACCGCACCCGAAATCGTTTCGGCCGACACCCCGTAGTCGTCGGCGACCGCCACCCACCTTGACGCATCCTCCGCGCTGGTCCCCGAGATCGTCGAAAACTTTTCGACCGCCTCACCGAGCTCCCCGAATTTTGCCATCGAATCGCCGACGAACTTGCCGATCGCCGCGCCGGCCGCGGCCGGTGCCAGCGACGCGCCCAGCCCGCCGAGCGAATCGTTCAGCCCGGACAGTTTGTCTTTGAACCCGCCCGTCGATTTTTCGGCCGCCGAAAAATCGGGTGTCGGGTGTGCCTTGTCGAGCTTTTCGACGTCTTTCAACGCCTCTTTGGCGCCTTTGTCGTCGTAGGTGGTGGTGATCGGTACGTTGATTTCTTCGGTAGCCACCTAGCGCACCGCCTTACGTACCGCGGCGACGAACGCTTTCGGTACTTCTATGCGGGCGCGGGCGACAACCTTGCGCCACGCACCCTGCCCACCGCGGCCCGGATGGTGGAGCTGAGTACGCGAGATCGGATGCGGGTAGCCGGCGCCGTGCATCGGCCGCGGCCGCCTGGCGGTCGGTTTCCGTTTCGGGATCGGATGGGCCCGGGTGCCGGTGTTCAGCCACACCCACGGCCCGGTAGGCCGCCCGTAGACGACCACCCGGCCGGAATGCATGAACCGGGTGTATGCGCCGAGTTTCACCCGCCGGCGGCGTTTCCCGAGTACCACCGTATGACCCTGATCCTTCGCGGCCTGCTCCACCGCCCGGGCGGCGTCGCGTAACGCCGTCTCGGTCACGTTCGCCAGGGCGGTCACCTTCCGGTGGAGCTCGACGACGCCGGTCACACCGTCGCGTCGGCGAGTTCGGCGTCGGCGGCCGCCGTCGCCGGCAGCGGGATCGTCGGTTTGTCGAGCATCGGCCACGTCGCCGTCGCCGCCGCCGCGGATCCGTCGCCGAACGTCCCGCCGTACTGTCCGGACGTGCAGTAGGCGTTGCCGGTGGCGATCACTGTCGGCGCGCCGACCGAATCGAGGGTGAGTGAGAACCAGACAGGCTGGGCGTCGTGGGTGAGCGCGAAACCGGACAGCCCGCCACCACCGGTCGAAACCCAGTCCTGCAACCATGCGAGATCGAGCTGGTACTGGGTGAGTCCGGGTGACTGCACCGACGGCGCGCATCCGGTCGCCGGGATCGTATTGAACTGCGGGTTGGCCGAAATCACCGCCGACGTCACCTGACACTCGAACGCGGTGCCGGCGGCGAGACCGGCTTGCGTTGTCGCCACCTTCAGGACCGGATGATTCAAAACCATGATTACGCGGGCCATTAGCTTTTTCTCCTAACAGGTCGGGTTTTGTACGGATCGGGTAAGGGTGACGGTGTAGGCGGGGACATCGACGCCGGACACGTCGACGGTGCCCGGGAAGGCGGTCGCACCCGGAAACGTCGCCAGGACCGCCTCGAGCTGCTCGAGCATCCAGTCGAGCGCGGCGGCGTCACCGGGTGGGGTCGACAGGACGTGGACCGGGTATTCGCAACGCCAGCCGCCGACCCCTTCGGTGCCGACGATCGCCGGCGCGTCGACCCGTACCACCGGCGGGACGGCGCGCGGGTCGAGCGACACGGCAACCCCGGCCGCCGACAGTTTCTCGGCGATCACGGTCCGTTCATCGTTGAACGCGCTCACACGTCACGCACCCCACGCAGATAGGCGGCCCGGGCCGCGGTCGCCGCGCCCGGCCGGTCCACCTGCGAGCGGGGGATACCGAGCAGACGGTTGACCTGGCCGAGCGACCCGGACGGCACGACACCGGCGGCGAACCCGTCGAAACTGGCGTACGAATCGACCGCGCCACGTTCCCGGAACAAGGCGACCGCGTACAGGACGACACCGGTCGTCGCGTCCGGGCCGGGTGACACCGCTTCGTCGTCGATGTAGCCGGCCTCGAAGCGGCGCCGGTAGGCGTAGGCGTTGGCGGCGTCGGTCGCCGACTGTAAGAACGGGTCGAGCGGATCGGCGACCGGACCGAGGGCCGCCAACACGTCCGCCACCACCGCCCACGTCACGGCAGCGTCATCTTGGCGATCGCGGCCGGGTATTCGACGGTGACCGCCATGAACCCGTACACGCCGACGTCCAGGCCGAGGAGGGACACGTCGACCACCCGGATATCGACTGGTGCGCCCGGAGACAGGTGAACGGTCGCCGCTTGCGTCGAGCCGCCGATCATCGTTTTCGCCGGCAGGTTCCAGTCGATGAACATCGACATACCGCCGCCGGACACCGTCGGCAGAGACGACCCGAAATCGATCCGTCCCTCCCAAAACGCCGGCCCGTTCGCCGTCGTCACCGAAACGAGCGGCAAGGCGACGTCGTAGGACATGGCGACGAACAGAGGACCGGCCGGTGTCACCGCCGGATCGAGCGCGGCGAGTAGCGCCTGCACGTTCGCCAAAAAACTGGCGCCCGGCGTGGCGACGATCGCGCCCGTGTTCAACGCCGCGATCACCTGCGCCTCAGCCTTACGGGACCAGTCGATCGCCGCCGCCCGGAAATAGGCTTCGAGGAACGACGGCGACGACCGCTCGGCCGCCTGCAACGAAATATCGTTCCCGCCGGCGATCGTCTGCACCGGCGCCGACTTCAGCGCGACGGTCGCCGCGGTCGACGTGATCGCCGTTTTCTCTGTCGCCTGCACCCCGGTCGTCGGAGTCGCCGTCCACTGCGGATACTCGAGCGACATTCCGGTACCGGGAAGCGGCGACGACGCCAGCACGTTCATGAGCGGCGTTCCGTGATTGACGAGCTCGACGATCTGGGCGCGGTAGGCGGGTGGGACGACACCGGCGACGTTCGTCGACGTGATGTTCGTCAGGGCGGCGTTGATCTGCGCCCGGATACCGTCGGCGGACAGTCCGGCTTGCGCGGAGGCGGCGACGATCTGCGCGTAACGCGCCAGGTCGAGCTCCGGTCCGGGCGCCCGGGCGACGGTGAGCGGGATACGGGCGGGGAGCGGCGGGTCGGGTGGCGCGGCGGCGAGTTCGGCGGTGGGCGGATCGGCGACGATTTCGGACATGACAGGACCTTTCGGGTTCGGTTGGGATGCGGCGACGTCGGAGACGAGCGCGTCGGAGAACGCGCCGAACGGGACCAGCGCCAGGTGGTGCCAGTCGGCGGCCGCGACGACCAAAACGCCGTCTTCGTCGTACTCATAGTCGGTCGGGTCGACGCCGACGGAGAACATCGACAGGACACCGTCCGCGGCGAGAGTCAACGCGTCCGACCCGAACTGGACGTCGGACACTTTCACCGCGGCCGACATGCCGGCGTCGGACGATGCGACTTCGGAGACACGGCCGAACGCCGGTCCGTCGTGGCCGAGAGTGACAACCGGGCGGGCGTCGAGCGGAAGGGAACCGGGAAGGAACTTGACGCGCTGCCCGGACGACACCGTTCCCACCTTGTTCCACGGCACCGCGGTACCGCGGATCGTCCGCGTTTCACCGCCGGCCGCTTCGACCGTCACCGGTTGTTCGAACGTGACCAGATACGTCATGGTGCGGGTGTCCCTTCGTTCAAACCGTCGACCTGACGCGGCCGGCCCGGCGAGCTCGAGGCGGCCGGCGGCGCGGCGGGCGGGTTGTAGGCGATTTCCATGTCGTTCGGTGACGGCGTCCCCGGTGTGTACGGGTTACGGAGCCAGGCGTTGACGTCCAGGCGGACGGCCTGCCCGCGGGGTGACACGTTCGGGCCGCCCAAGGTCTGTTCGATACAACCGATGTACGGCAACAGCCCGAAATCGACGAGATCCTGTTTTGCTTGCGCCGTGTTTGTGTATGTCATCCCGGTACCGGCGGGCGCGTTCAGGAAGTAGGCGGGGATGTTCGCCACCCGGGCGAGTTCGACGGATTGGTATTGGCGTGCTTCGACCAGCTGTAGGCGGGACGGGTCCATCGTCGATTCGTGCCAGCGGATGAACGGGTTCAACGCGGCGACGGTGCGTTGCATACGGGCCGCCTGAAAATCGGAGGCGATCGTCGCCAGGTCGTCACCGGACAGGGGTTCGGAGTTCTCGGTCTGCTCGAGCCAGCCGGCCGGGATCTCCGCGGTGGAGAACCGTTCCGCCGCCGCGTCCAGGTTGATCGCCGTGGCGATCGCCCGGGCGCCGGTGTACAGGATCCCGTCGATCGGTGAGAGGAATTCGACGACGTCGGCCGGGTCGAGCTCGACGCCGTTGTAGGTGATGCGCCCGTCGGCGGTGATGTTGACGTCCGCCGCGGGGATCAGCTCGAACGACGCCGGGAACGACGTCGCATACCGGGCGGTGATCCGCCAGTAGGCGCGACCGAGGAAGAACAGGTCGTCGGTTGTCGATGACAGCATCCACTGGCGGGTCCGGTACGGGTCCGGGCGGACCATCCACCCGGCCGGCGGCATCCGCTGCTCGACCGGGTTGGCCGGGTCGGAGAAACCGACGGTGTACAAGGTGAGCGGCAGCGCGCCGACCCCGGTGCAGATCAGGTCACGGGCCCGGGAGATCGACGGGACCGACATCGCCGCTTCGCGTGACCAGACGTCGGTCGGTGGCGCGAAATCGAACGGTGCGAGCCGGGACCGGCCGACACCCCACCCGACCGCCCGGGCGGCCGGCGCGACCGGGACGACCGCGGCCGCGGCGTTGACGGCCGGGCGGATCAACCCGACCGCCTCGAGGGTGGACCGCAGGGTCACGACTTCGGTGCACCCTCGAGATGTTCGGGTTCCTGGCCGGTGTAGTCACGCCACGACCAGGTCGGGTCGTACATGAACCGGCGGCGGTTGTCGCCGGCGTCGGCGTACGGGTCGTCTTCCGGA